CCATATACCCGCGCATCGCCATATACNCNCGCATCGCCATATACNCACGCATCGCCATATACCCGCGCATCGTCGGATACCCACGCATCGCCATATACCCACGCATCGCCGGATTGATCCAAGTTGTCCTCTTTTTCTATCCATCCACCCAACTCACCTTTAGCAATAATCCCAAATGCCACATTTGCTTTAATGCGAAATAGTGTTATGCCAAACTGAACTTTCTTTTCTTTCGTCAATGTATATTTTTTCATATAGCCTGTTTGTGTGTACTATGCGTTTTTAATAATCCGGTACAAGGTTGATTTACCAATGTTGTTATTTTTTACTATTTCATCAATTTTTACGTTATCCCTGTATTCCTGGATAATTTTTTGTTTTCGGTCTGCTGTAATTGGTATTCTCCGTAGTTTCACTTTCATATGATTTCATTGTATCATGGTTCTATAATATTGTCAAGATAGGATTTGAGGTTTTTGAACGGTTTGGTGTAAATATCCCGTAACTGTGCGGTATTGGCCTGGGAGTCTTCTACTTCTTCCCGTTTGGCCTTGTAGACGATGGGTTTTTGAAACCATGAGGCTATTTCCGGTACGGAATAACTCAATCCTGTTCCAACATCCATGGAACGACCATTCCATCGGTTACTCATCGCCGTAATCATAATATCCGTTACGTCATCAACATGGATAAAGTCGCGTGTGTGGGGAGTAGTTCCATATATGGTGATGGGCGTTTCGTGAGCGAACCGGGAGAGCATGGTAGTCGGATTCATCCCAACGCCATAGACATTGAAGAGCCTGAGGATGGTAATGGGATGCGTGAGGAATTGTGTGAGTATGTCCTCGGCTATGGCTTTGGAGTGGGCATAGGGTGAGGAGTTTTTCTGATAGACGGCGGCGGTAGAAGGATAGATGAGTTTTTTGTGGTATGTGAGACAGGAGGAGAGAACATTGAGTGTTCCCGCGACATTGGTATGGTAATACGCTTGAGGGTACTTGAATGACTCTTGAACGTCTACCCTGGCAGCTAGGTGGAAGACAATGTCGGATTGCTTGATGGCTGCTGCTAATGTCACGGGGTCAAGGATATCCTGGTTATGCTGTAGATCATAGCCTTGAACGGCATGGCCCTGAGCTATGAGTTTACGCACAAGATGTGTTCCGATAAATCCCTGTGACCCCGTGACCAGACAGTTACGTGGTTTCATGTATTATTTTTCTTGTATTCACGGCTCATGGTTTCCAGTTGTACATGCAGCCGTTCCTGATCCAGATTCTTGAAATACTGGTAATCTTTTTGCTCTTCGTCTATTTGTTCCTGTATTTCCCAGAGTGTTTGATTACTCTGAGCATCAGATATAGTATTCTTTTCTTTCATTTTCCCTCCATTCCCGCACTTTGATGGGTGCGTGTGTTTTTTCTTTTGATGTGTAATCAAAAACTGAGTAGTTGATGTAGCCCTGTGGATGCCGTGTTTTGTTGTACAGGGTGTACAGTTGATCTTGAACTCTTGCTATTTTTTCGATGATCTCCGGCGGTGTATTCTCATCGGCAAGGGTTGCTGTAATCATAGTTTTTCTGATATGATACTCCATCTTCCAATGATTGCCACTGGGCTTGTAGCCAATGAGATAGTCGATTTGTAATTCCAGGTCTTTTATGAGACATTTGACAGTGTTCGGCAGTGTTGTTTTCATAATAGTTGTATATTGTATGTGTATATTGATGTATTTTTCTTGCGGGCCACAAGCCCAAACCTTGTGACCCGTAGGGTTAGCGCAGGAAGATGAATCCTCCTACGACTACCAGGAGAATGAGAAACAGTACGATTGCAATACTGCAACCCATACTAAATTCCTCACTGGGCGTATGGAATTCCATACGGTCTCCTTTCTGCGGGGGTTACCCGCAAGAAAAATACAACTCCATGAGGCAAGGCATGAGCCTTAGCCTATTTGAACGCGTATCTGTATTCATTTGTTGTTGATACACAGGTATATGTGAATATATCCGTGTTGGTTAATAGATAGTTGACACAGATGGTGTGTTCAAATTTTTGTTGACGCTCTTTTATTCTGTCTATCTTAAAACCAATAGCCAGTATTGATAAAATAATAAATGTTAATAGAATATCTCTCATATTCTCCTTCCTGGAGAGTGTTGCCCTCCCTCATAGAGTAGTTGTTAGTGTAGCGGGCTAGGCATAAGCCTTAGCCCAATTTCTTTTTTGATCGAGAAATTTTTAGCTTAATATCATCTGACCATTTTTTCCCCTTATTCCATGGTACTTGTCCTTTTTTGCTTAATGATATTTTCTTTTTTGTTTCTTCGTCCCAATGCTTTCCAGTATTCCAGCTTTTTTTACCCTTCTTGCTTGCTGATACTTTGGCCTTTGTTTTATTACTCATGGGAATATTTTTATTCCATGGTATCTGGCCCTTTTTGGATTTACTGATTTTATCTTTCGTGTCTTTATCCCAAGATTTTCCCTTATTCCAAGCCGTTCTCATAATTATCACCCTCTTTCTGTTGGTTATACCCAACCCGCTACACTCAAGAGGCAGAAAACGATATACAGGCTGTTACTTCGACCACTGTGTGTACACTTAGCTTTTTTCCCATAGATTGCTCTATGCAGTTTCGTGTGAAACGGTCTCAAGCACCTATATACCCTGTTCTACCTCTTGTTCCAGTACATCAAGCAAGCGTGTGCTTGCTTATCTGTCTACTATTACCCATTCTTTACGAGGTAATTTTTCTACATCTTCGCCCGTTTCTATGCACTCATCTTCCTCATTTTCTGCGTTCCGCAATAATTCTACTGCTTCGTTTTCGTTTTTTGCTTCAACAACAAAATAACGAGTTATTTTGAATTGTGCCATGCTTTCCTTATCTACAATCGTAATCATTACACGACTGCTTGATGTACTGGCCTACAAGCGATATATAAGACTATACGTCGGATATTTTTTTCCTAGTCGCTTTGGATATGGCTATAGTATTATTCTTCGCCTCATTGACGGCGGGTTTTCTAAACTCAATAGACCGTACCATAGTAAAAGGCGCTAATTCACGCCTACCTCACCGCTTTGCCCCTAGTACTTGACGAAACCTAGTCCGAAGTCAACGGACACCGTATAGCCTTATAGCTCGCTTGTAGTTATCATTGTACAGATGGCACGGGATTAGTCGTGCCGTTTTTTTATATGTAATGTACGCTAAGCATAAAGCAATCGTGATCCCCATATCCTCCGTCATCTGCGTAAGTATAGAATTTTAACCCTGATTTTTTTACTGCTTCATATGCTATTAATTCAGCATTTTTAGTTATCTCTCTATCGATTGGATTACGGTATATGCTTTTCGTTTGTTCGTCTGTCATTTCCTTTGGTTTAGGCATTGTTATACTTGCTTCGACCCATCCCCATGCAGTGCCTCTGCCATTGATTACTCGGACATTTTTATATCCGTATTTATCGGATAATGCCTTTTTGACTATTTTTATAAGTGGATTCATATATATCCTTTTCTATGCGTAAGCCCCGCACCACCTGTACAATGATTATTTAGTTGTTAACGTACTGCTGTGTGACAGCTCTCCTGGTTCCCTTGTCTTTTTCTCTTTTACCCATTGTTACATAGTATTATAGTACAGTCAAGAGATGAATTATATATTATGGGATATGGTTTTGAGGCTAAGTGTTGAGGAGATTATTGTGCGACGTTGGTGGTTGGTGGTACAATGAGACAATTAAACTATGCCAACACCGACGTTAAAACAGGAACTGTTTGTACGAGAATACGTTAAAAATAATGGCAATGGGGCGCAAGCAGCGTTAAAAGTTTATAATACTACTGACCCAAATACGGCTAGAGCCATCGCGTCGGAAAACTTAACGAAGCCTAATGTGAAGCAAGAACTTGACAAAATCCTCAGTCAAGGGAAGCTAGAGTTAAAAAATATAACTTCTAAACTGTCTGAAGTGATCCACGAAACACCAGCCAAAGGATATTCGGGTGCTGACATCATGGAGGCTATAAAGACTGGATTGAAACTACACGGTGTCTTNACCGACCGCAANCAAATTAGCACGTTTAACGTCAATACAGNGCTTGAGACACTATCCAAGTACGAGTTGTTGGAACGTCACAAAAAGATCACGCAGGAAACCCAGGCTATTATTGATGGTGAGGAAGAATAATCGAGTATAAGAGTAATTATACTCGATTATAAATACTTGAGGCTACATTGTATGAGACGTCGCACAAGCTAACATTTCAGACGTCTCATAGGCACGAGTTCCTTATAATATAGATTATAGGTTCACCTATTGTAGTAGTCTCAAGGTTTGTAGAGTTGACCCCCCACACACCCCTTTTGAGAGGAGGATAAAGTAAGTTAAGCACAACCCAACTACGGATGATAGTTTTCAAAATTTTAGCAGAATATATTTTTCTGAAATTCTTCTTCTCTGACATCCAAAAAGAGATTCACCCCCCCTACCCCCCCAAGAGTGAAAAGTGCTTGGAGGAGATAGTGAAGGTGAATCCCTAGGATGATCTTCCTTTCAGCGCGTACTGTTGATTTACGCTACCGTTTTTTTATTTATTATCTAGCCGATCATCAGGCATCACCTGTCACAGTTACTTTTTTAAAGTCGCTTCTGCGCTAACCCCTACGACTATATTTTATGGACTATAAAAATCTTTTCCTCTCGTAATATATCGGAAAATACTTTTTGTTAACGCAAGAAGTTTTTTATAGAGATTTGGGTCTTGTGATGATTCAAGAAAAAATCCTGCCGAGTAGTAGAATATATCACCCTTTTTATTGGTGATAATTGTTTGTATAATGAGGTCTTTTGCATTTGGAACAATACCTCTTCGTAAATTTAGATATGGATGTGGTTTAACCATAAAAAACCGCTCTATCCTTATGGCTGCTGGTTGCCCCTGTTAGGGCGGCAACCATAAGAATACAACGGTTAACAGGTATTTCCACCCTATATATTACCACACCTGTCAAGCCCGTGCTATACTGTACTCATGTCAAACGCACCCCCCCTGTTAGATAAAGAGCGTACAGACAAGCAGAAAATCATTGGAGCAACGAAATTAGACCAGGAGAAATGGCGCAAGAAAAACATCGGAGAGACAGAGGACAGGTTAGACGCTATCGGAAGTCCCAGCGAAAAAACAGGAATCAAGGCAATCACCGAAGCCTACAAGGATTACCAGCAGGAAAACTTCAGGATCAAAACGGACAGGATAGAGTGGCTATTCCAGAAGGCGAAATACTCAAAAGAACGCTGGATTGATTACTATCCGCATGTACACACGCTGGTACGGTACGAACTCTCATTTCTTGAACTTCCCACAGGGTATACAATAGCCTCTGAAGTGACACTACAAGGCATTAAGTTCACGCTCAAGGATCGGTTCAACCAAACCCACATAGGCGGTTTTACCCCGTGTGGAATAGCACTGTATGATGAGCAAGCCTGTCGATCCAGCGTTAATAAGATAGACGATTTGATCTCGAAACTGGAAGCCCATCCGAAAAATGGCATTTATCTATGAGTGATCCCACCAAGGAAGAACTGATAAAAAAGATTTTAGAGGAGCAACAGATTAACGAAGTTCTCGTCAAGAGAATCCTCCTGGGGAATCTGTTCAAGTTTAACAGGTTTGCATTAGGCATGGAGGAGGGGGAGAAGAATGTGAAACTTGCCCCCTTTCACAAGGAGATGTGTACGTTTGTCGACAGGAACCCTAAGCGGTTTAAGATGGTACTTGTTCCTAGAGGACATCTCAAAAGTTCACTCATAACTATCGGAAAATCACTTCAGTGGATGTACGCCGATCCCTCCGTCCGTATCCTTATCGCCAACGCCACGTACAAGATGGCAACGACGTTTGTGGGACAAATTCAGAGGCATCTTAAATTTAACCAAAAGTTAATTGAGAGATTTGGGTCAATTGCTGACAACCCGGTTAACTGGACCAATGACACAATTGCCCTGGAAGCGGCCAAGGAAGCACATGGGAAAAAAGAAGCAACCGTCACTGGATTTGGTATGGGAGGAAATCTTGTCTCCCAGCATTATGACAAGATTATCCTCGACGATTTAGTTAACCGCGATTCGATTAACACCAGAGAGCAGATTGAGAAAAGTATTCTCTTCCTCAAAGACATTTTCGATCTGTTGGAACCGGGGGGAGAGTTGATTATCCTGGGAACCAGGTGGCATGATGATGATTTATACGGATGGATTATGGATAAGGAGAATGATCTGATTGACTCATTTGACGTGTTTCTCAGGCCCGCGTTTACTGGAAACCTGAGAGACCCTAACAATTTTCAAGCCATCTGGCCGGAAAAGTTTACTCGTCACGTTCTTGAGAAATTGTACAAGGAGAAAGGGCCATACGAATTTTCCTGTCAATATCTTAACAATCCCGTACCGGATGAGAACGCCGTATTCCAGCGTCAGTGGTTCAGATATTACGATGAGACGGAACTCAGGGGCCGTCCACTCAATAAATTCACTGCAGTAGACCCTGCCATTAGTCTTGAGAAGGAAGCCGATCATACAACGATAGTAACGATTGGTGTTGACCATTTTCACAACTGGTATATTCTGGATATTTTCAGAGGTCATGTCACTCCCAGTCAGTTAATCCAGCAGTTGTATGTGACCCATGAGCGGTGGCATCCGATTGAGATAGCCATTGAGAATGTTGCGTTCCAGAAGGTTTTGCAATATTCTATTAACGAGGAGGGGAGGAAGAGAAGAAAATATCTTCCCGTCGTAGAAGTCAAGCCGGAAGCCAGGACGAAAGATGAGCGTATACGGGGGTTACAACCCCTTTACGCAAACGGCACGATTTTACATAATAAGGATTTGGTTTACAATGGATACTTAGAGGATGAGTTAACCCGGTTTCCCGTCGGGAAACATGATGATATTATCGATGCGTTAAGTTATATGAAAGATATTGTCTCAGCTCCCAGAACTGCAACACGTGATTTTGAATCAGAAGGTATGTCGCAGAAGTATCTCTACTAATATGGCAAAAAGATGAGGTAACAAATCCCGCAAAAAAAGTGTATAAAATTAGAACGGAGTATCAACCGAAGGGGGTTGAATCGGATGTATTGAAGTACACCTACCGGAGATTTTATGATATTCGTAATGACACCAAACGTGCGGAGATTATGCTCAATATCGAGCGGTGGAGGAGAAACTGGGAGGCCCTGCGCGTTGCCCGTGATCCTGATGACTGGCAGTCAAATTACTTTATTCCCCTGACAACGAGCATTGTCGAACAACTGCTGGCTGAGATGATTGAGCAGAATCCCAAGCCGATTATCCTCCCGTTTTCCAGAGATGACAAGCCAAAAGCCATGGTCATGCGGCACATATTCGACAGGAGCTGGGAGATAGCAGACGGGGATATTGAGTTGTTTGATGTCATAAAAGATGCTCTGATTGAGGGGACGGGGTTGGCACAGGAGTATTACTTCAAAGATCGAAGGATAGTGAGGAGGCCATCGGGATTCTCAGGAAAGGGCGATAAGAAAGAAGTGTTGTATGAGAATGTCGAGGAAGCGGACTATGACGATGTGTACATGGAGTCGGTGAGAAGTGATGACATCTTCGTTGATCCTGATGCACGGGATATAAATAGGGGGCCATATAAGGCCAAAGATATATTCAGGCGGTATATTCTGGANATTGATGACTTCAGGACGTTTTTTGTCGGAAGCAGTTGGGATCAGTTGGGCAATGCNAANCTCGTAGAACCGGGAAAAGCGGATACGAATTACTACGAGTTCTATCACCCACCCCAGGGGATAGANCGNGGGCGACAGGTGGAGGTGTTGTGGCACTGGATGAGGAAGCCGGAGGATGCACTTATTCTGTGTGCCAATGACGTGGTTATCAGAATGGGGCCAAATCCGTATAAGCACAAGCAGTTGCCGTTTGCCCGCGCCGTTGACATCCGACGGACCCACCAGTTTTACGGCAAAGGGGAGAGTGAGCTTCTGGATTCTATTCAGGAGGAGTTGAACACATATAGACGTCAATTAATGGATCGGGCGCACCTGGATATAGATAAAATGGCATTCGTTTCCCGAAATGAGACGCTGGATGAACGGGATTTGATTGCCCGACCCCACGGGTTAGTGGCTGTCGAAGACCCCCAGTCCATTAAGTTTGCTGAATATGGTGACGTTCCGAGGTCGGTTGCTATGCTACAGGAGAATCTTCAGTCCGATGCGGTTAAGGTAACGGGTGTAGAGAGCAGAGATACGGGGATGCCTACACCTTCAACGGCAACGGAAGCGGCAATTCTCACGGAAAAGACGACCAAACGGATTAAAATGAAACTTAGATTATTGGAAAAAGGCTTCTTAGTGGATATTGGACGCCTCCGGGTGGCTAATATCATTCAATTCTACTCCCAACCCCGACTAGAGCGCATTGTAGGGCCTGAAAACAGCGAAAAATACCACAGTGAGATACAAAAACTGAGTCTTGAGAACAAGTTAGTGGTTGACAAGGGGCAGTTTTTCAAGAAATCGTATCGTGATCTCCGGCTTCAGGACAAAGAACTCTTTCTGGATGAGTCCGGTAATCCCCAGGAGCGTCCGATTAAGGGTATTTCGTTCTTTGAAGCCACGCCTGATACGTTTATCCCTGTATCCAGGGGTGGATTTGACATTAGATTTGAAGCGGGATCGACCATGCCTGTAAGTAAGCCTCTCATGCAGGCAAAGATCGTCGAAATGTTCGATAGATTGGCTCCTGTGGCCGCCCAGGGAATAGGGTATGACATTACGAAGCTCGGAGACGCAGTTCTTGAGGCCAATGACCTTGATCCTGTAGACTTTCACAAGGAAACGGAACAACCACAGGCTCCGTCTGAAGGCCGTAACCAAAAATTGATCCAGTTAGCCATGCAGGAGAATGAAATGTTGTCACGGGGCGAGCCGATTCCCCCTCTGGGAACGCCTGGAAGCTCTCCCATCCATACGGAGATTCACATAGCCTACTTGAAGAGTCCGAAGGTTCAGTTTACCGAGAATGATATGGCTGTTGCTCAGCAATTGAGTCAGATGGCACAGTCTGAGGGCGGGATGGGTGAGGCGATGAGTAAAATAACCCGTCAGTCACCGGCAATTCAGCTACTCGTTCATATTTTGGGAGAAATGATGGTGCAAAAGGCCCGTATGGGGGCCGCCCAGGGTCAACAGGAGATGATGAATGGAGGGAAAGGTGAACAATCTATGCAACCAGGGGGTAAACCTATGCAAACCGATATAGCATCCGGTCAGGGGAATCTGGGCAATGAGATGAGTAATGTGATGCCAGCCATGAAGCAGGGTGGGGCGGATGTTGCGAGAGGATTCTGATATGCAGCGGATTGAGAAAAACAAGAAATCGTTGGAGGGAGAGGAAGTATTAAAACTTCTTACCAACAAACAACTCCTGTTTCTCAAGGAGCTATCCGAACAGGGGAAGGATCATCTGGTGAATATCTTTGATCTTCTGGCGATGCGGGATAAGGAAGCCGTGTACGTTCTTTCCAGGCCGGGGAAATCAATTGATGAACTCATAGAAGTCAATGGCAAGCAAAATTTCAGGTCAGGACGCGTGTCTATGCTACTTCTCTTGGACTATCTCATCACCCATGCGGATACTGCGTTGGAGAAAAATATTGAGGGGAAGGAGACGTAATGCCTGTTGTTTCCCCGCTTCCTGAGATTGATAGAGGAGGGTTTTTGTCGAACCTTACAAGGGCAGCTTCGGATGTATGGAGCAATCTCAAGCGGACGATCCAAACGCCGTTTGGACAGGAAACTCAGCAACCTGTTATCTCTCCGTTACCAGAATCCACTCCAACCCAAAAGCCAAACCCCACGCCTACGCTGCGTCCTGATATGCCCAAGCATAATTTTGGCGTATTAATCAAAAAGTACTTTCCTCCGAAAGAGGTTAATACCGCCCAGAATATCGCCATGACGGAATCGAGTTTCAATCCCAAAGCGATTCATTTGAATAAAAACGGGACGCGGGATATTGGATTGTTTCAGATTAATGAAATCCATGCCCCGGATATTCTAAAACAATTTGGCTATACGATGGATGATTTACTTGATCCTGAGAAAAATATGCAGGTGGCGTCGTGGTTATTTCAACGGCAAGGGTGGCGGCCCTGGGTGGCTGCAAAAACATTAGGAGTAAGGGGGTGATATTTATGAACAAAAAACATATGATGGGTAAAAAAGAGATGGGTAAAATGATGGGTGGAAAAAACGGTAAAAAGGCGAAAAAAGGGAAGAAAAAGTCCAAAAAGAAAGGGTATTGATTTGACAAATACCAGAATCCATTTTACGCTATAGGTAGTAAAGGGGGAGCCCCCAACAGGGTCCCACTACTTTTGAAAGGAGTAGACATGCCAGATATAGTTGTCGCTCCGGCAGACACCGATGCCGGGCAGGCGGGTGAAGGTGACGCACATTCAAAAGATCAGCTTCCTGAGCAATATAGAGGGAAAACAGCGGAACAGTTGGCGAAGATGCACATGGAAGCTGAAAAGAAAATGGGAGAGCAGTCAGCGGAAGTTGCTGAGGCCCGTAAAAAGGTTGATGAGGCTCTGAAGTTGCAAACTGACGCGGCGAAAGCCCGTGAGACTTTGCAGGAGCTTACAAGCCTCATCTACGATGATCCAGAGCATATTAAAGCCGTTGAAGGCTGGTATGCGAAAAAGACTGGGAAGTCAGATCAGAAACCCGGTGACAAGACTACCTCGACTGATGGTTCTTCTCCGTCTCCGAGTCCGGTACAGGATGACACGAGGGGAGCGTTGCAGGATCAGATATTTGATGAGTTTTATGCCAAAACGGGGATTGACAAACTTCCCGCCAAGGAAAAGCAGGAGGCTCTTCAGAAGGTTTCTTCTGAATTTGCCGATCTGTTTGACCCAACAGGAAAAATGTCCATCTCACAGATTGTTGCCCAGCGGCCCTTAAAAAGCCTCAGGCGTGATCTGAATAATGCGTATAAACTTGCAGNTATCGGTGAGAGTCCGCAAAGCAATGCAGCTCAACATGAGAACGATCAGGCGGCTATTGGTTCTTTGTCTGGTAAAATTATCCGTGAGGATGAGGTCACATTGACTCCAGCTGAGGAAGAAATGGCGAAAAATTTGGGAATATCCCCGGAAAAGTATCTTGGGAAGAAGAAATTGATTCTCAAGGAAAAGGGGAGCGTCAGCTAATTCAGTCCGCAGATTGAGAGGAAAAACAATTTTATGGCAGGTTTTGAATATAGAGGGCAGTTAAATGGAGCAGATAATCCAATTCTGGAGAATCTGATTATCGGAAACAGCGTGACTGTGACCGTTGGTGATGCTGTTCTTATGACAACGGGATTTGTTGCTCTGGGAACGTCGTCTTCGGCAGGTATTTACGGAATCGTTGTCGGATTGGTGACTGACAAAGGTATTGATTTGAATAACCCGCATGTAACGTACTCAGGTACGTATACGGATTCTTCAGCAACCTACGTCGCAGCCAATGATAATCAGACCGTGGATAAGGTACGGGCAGTTGTCTGTGCTGATCCCATGGCGCTTTGGTACAATGATTCAAGCGGTACTCTGACGACAGCGATGCTCAAACAGCATTTCAAGTTGACGGATGAGGACCAAATTGATCAAGGAACCAATAGTGCAACAGTCGGACAATTCCAATTGTGGAAACTCGACCCGGATGCGGATTCCGACGCTTCTAAAGGTCTTTGGCGCATTAGTTTGCCTCAAGGATTGGCCTTTGAACCTGAAACATAAAGTCAGCAAAAATATATGTTAACACGATCACAAGCACGAGATTTACTGGAGCCAGGTCTGAGAGAGGTCTATGATGATGCTTTCCAGGAAGAGGCGTTGGTATACCCAAGAATATTTAACATGCTTTCTTCGTCTAAACAGGATGAAACCGATACCGGATTTACTGGTTTCAAACTTCATACTGTGAAAACCGAGAATGCGTCACTGGAGTACGATGATCCGATTCAAATGTACGATGTGACCTATGTGCATGATGAGTATTCGTTGGGTTTTAAGGTTTCTGAAGTATTGTGGGAGGACGATCAGTATAACGTGATTAAACGCAAAGCTGCACAACTTGGGCGATCTGCACGCAGAACCCAGGAAGTATCAGGCGCAAATGTGTTTAATAACTCGTTTGCATCTACGCAATTGGGTGGTGACGGTCAGGAGCTTGCTTCTACCGTTCATCCGAGAAGCGATGGAGGGTCTACACAATCTAACGCAAGTGCCACAGGTGTTACGCTGACTGACACAAATCTTGAAACGGCTCGCTTAGCTTCACGGCAACAGCTTGACGATAGAGGTTTGATAATTCAGGTAATGCCCGATCTCTTAGTAGTTCCCGTTGATCTTGAGAAAACGGCGGAAATTCTGATTGGTTCTTCACTTCGTCCAGGTACAGCTGATAATGATCTGAATTTCTATCAAAGAAAGTTCCAGGTAGTTGCATGGGAGTACATTACAAACAACAACACACAATGGCACTTGATTGATAAAAGTCAACACAAGCTGAACTGGTTCTGGAGAGTACGGAATCAATTTAAGAACGATACCGCGTTTGACTCAGGAGCACTGCTTTTCAAATCGAGAATGCGATACAGTGTCGGATTTTCAGATTGGAGAGGTTTTTGGGGTTCAAAAGGAGACGGTGGTGCATACTCTGGTTAACCCAGAGTAAAGATGAGCAAGTCCGATAGTGTCTAGGACTTGCAAATCTTACACGAAGGGATAATAATTAAAAAAGAAAAACACGTCGCATAATATGACAACGTACGGACGATTTCGAGGGAGAATAAAAGTAACAACTACCCAGCCTTCTGATCCTGTTGAGGGAGATGAGTATTTTGACTCAAGCACGGCACGGTGGTATCGGTATAGCGGGACGGCGTGGTATTATATAGCGCTCCACGCACCGACAACGACCAGTACAACAACAACAACGTCGACTTCTACGACAACCAGTACATCAACTACAACGACAACCACATCGACAAGTACGACCACATCTACCTCTACAAGTACGAC